CCGTTCGCGCTGGTGTCGGACAGGGCGGTGCGGTGCAGGTCCCCGGCCGCCTGGTAGGCCGCCATCTCCTCCGCCGAGAACCGGGTGTGGAAGTCCTGCGGGTGGCGCAAGATCGTCTCGAACGCCGACCGGTACGCGGGGGCGCCGGTCAGGATCGCCATCCGGTACAGCTCGGGGTTGCTGTGGCCCTCGACGAGCCGGACGGCGGCCTGGCGGGCGTCGTCGGACACGCCCCGGGCGTCGCCCTTCTCGAGGCCGGCCAGCGCCCGGGAGCGCATCGCCTCGTCGCCGATGCGGCCGGCGCGGACCTGGTCGAGGTCGGCGAAGGGGTTGTCGACGCGGCGCATGACCTGCGGGGCGCCGAAGCCGGGCTCGGTGTTGCCCGTGACCAGCGAGGCGGACCGGATGGCGGCCAGCCGGTCGGCGCGAGCCTGCAGCGGCGCGCGCTGCGCCTCGAGGCCGTCGAACTCGGCCAGGAGGGTGTCCACCTCGGTCGGCAGGGCGGCGAACGCGGCGCGGGTCGCCTCGTCGGCGTCGGCGGCCGGCTCGGCGGTCGCCTCGATCTCGAGCAGCCTCGCCCGGATGGCCTGCATCCGGGCGAGGATCTGGGCAAACGTCATGATGCGATACCTCTCACGATCAGCCCGGCGCGGACGCGCTGAGCCAGGGACCGTCCGGAGTGCCGCAGCGGCTCCACGGCGGCGGCCGGCGGGATGCCGGTGCCGGGTCGACGTCCCGACGCCATCGCGGGCGTGGTGTCCGTCATCTCGTCCACCTCGGCGTCGTCCGGGTCAGGGACGGCGAGCATGGCGGCGACAATCATCTGCGCGTCGTCGAGGGCGCAGTCCGCGGCGCACAGCGCCTCGACGATCGGATCCAGGCCGGCATCCGCGGCGGCCAACTCGGCCAGCAGGAACGCCAGGGCCTGCGTCTCGGCCGGCGCCAGCGCCCGGCCGCCGGTGAAGTGGTTGCGGACGCGTCGCAGCTGCGCCTCGCGGGCGCTGCGGTTGCGGACCCCGACGACCATCGGGACGTCATAGGCGGGGATTGGTGTCGGACCGTATTCCGTCATGGCGATCTCGGAGCGGACGACCAGCGGCAGCGTGCCGTCACCGGCCGCCCGATACCCGCCGCGGGGCAGCGCGGGCGCCGAGCGGACGAACCGACCCGAGAAACTTTGCCCGGTGATGTCCCCGTTGCGGATCGACTCGAGCACAGAGTCCGCGAGGGCGCTCCGGTTGTATCGGGACACGGTGACCAGGCCGCGGCCGTCCGGGCGGGGCGCCTCGACGGGCGACCCGAGCGGCACGGAGCCGAGCTCGGACGGCGTCCCGCGGAGCGTCAGCGCATGGTTGAAGAACACCCCGAACCGCGTACCCCGGTCGGCGATCGTCTTGTTAAAGGACGTCCGATCCAGCTGCTCCCGGTAGTGGCCCTGCTGGTCCCGGATCTCCGTCGGTGTGTCGAAGACTGCGCAGTAGGCCTCGACGGTGCGCCCGTCGCCACCTGCACGGATCTGGATGTCATCGAGCGGGAATGCCCGGGTGAAAGCCGTCACTTAGTGCCTCCATCGAGCTTCTTTGTGTCGCCCGGAAGGGCCCCGGATGGCGCCGGCGTCTCCGCCTGCTGGTCGGGCGAACCGTCGATCGACTGCATCTGGACCGACACGAGCCCGGTGTGGCTGAGCAGCGTCATGTCGCCGGCCACCACCGCGGCCACCGCGGACTCGGCGGAGAAACCGGCCATGATCAGGGTGTTGATCGCCCCGACCTGCTGCTGCGATGTGGCCGCAGCGTCGGCCTCGCCCGGCTGCAGCGCGGAGATGTCCGATGTGTCGAACCACAAGTGCGCCCCGGCCGGGACGTCCACCAGCTTCGCCAGCGCCGCGCACGCCGACCGCCAGGAGGGACGCATCGTGAGGTCAGCGAACCTGCGCATGGCCGCCGTGTAGACGGTGTCCGGCGGCTTGGCTGCGGCCTCCTGTGGCATCAGCTCCGGCGGGATCCCGGCGGCGAACCCGATCCGCAGGGCGCCGGCCGCCTGGACCGCGCTGAAATCCATATTGGCCAACGTCGAGCCGATCACCGTTGCGTCGGCGCCGTCGTCCAGTAGCAGCGCGTTACCCGAGTTGTCCGACCCCGAGTAGCGGGCATGGAACCGCTTGCGGATCTCGTCGACGGACGTCGGGTCGAGGCGGCGCTCGTACTTGAGCAACAAGTTGGGCGTCGCGGCATTGTTCAGGTGCTTCAGCTTGTGGTCGGTCATCGAGCTGTCGGCGTCGATCTCGCGCAGGATCGGGGTCAACCAGCTCATCCCGCGGAAGCTCGCGAGGGGGTCGGGCATTGGCGACCAGTGCGCGACCTCGTCGATGTCGTAGTACTCGTAGTTGCGGCCCACGTCGTAGCCGCCCACGTCGTAGGCGTAGCCGATGACGCGCCGCACGTCGCGGCCCAGGGCGTCCGGCTGGATCTCCGACACGATCGTCACTCGGTCCGGGCGTAGCCGCTCCAGGCCGTCGCCGGTGGTCCGGATGAACGCATTGCCGGCCAGGGACGCGTCGAGCTCCATCCGGGCCCACAGCTCGCCCGTGGTGCCGCCCGGCCACGGTTCCTCGAGGATGGCCAGCGCGGGCGAGCCGAAGAGTTTCTTGTCCTGCAACGCCCGGAATTTGAATGTTGCCTCACTGAACAGGTTGACCCGCTCGCGGAGGCAGCCGAACACGATCGAGTTGGCGCCCATCGCCAGGCTGCCGTAGCTGTTGAACGTCGGCAGAATCAGCTCACGGTCGCTCGCCCCATACGACTGCAGGAACGAGTACTGCGCGTCCGACAGCAGCGGCGTCGAGCGCGCCGAGGTGCCACGCATCCGGTCGAGGAGCCTCACTCGCTGCTCCCGTCGTCACGTAGCAGTGCAGCGGCCGCGCCAGCGACGCCCAGCATCAGCAGCCCAGCGCCCGGACTATGCACCCACCAACCGAGGCCCACGGACGCCGTGACCACGGAGGTGCCGAGTAGGCCAAGGGACGTCCTCACGCGCGGGCCCCCCTCACAGGAAGTAGACCGACGGCCCGGACGAGCCCGGACGAGTCCCGTGCCGGGCGAGCAGGTGTAGCGCCTCCGTGACCGCCACCAGCGGGCAGATGTCCCCACTGGACCGGCGCCGACCCCACGCCCACGCGTCGCCGACGTCCCGCTGGACCGCCGAGCGCAGCGCACTGACCAGCAGCGGATCCCCGCGGTGCCGGACATCCCTGGTGATCACCGCGTCATACAGGGCACCACAGCCGGCCGTCTGGTCGGCCAAGGTCAGCTGCTCGACCTGGACGCCGGCCTGATCGAGATCCAGCAGCAGCGACCCGGCCGGGCCCTTCGGGTCCAGCCCGACGACAACCGGGCGGTGCTCGCGGACCATCCGGGCCAGCTCTGCGACCACCCAATCCGTCCCGGACCGGTACGCGGCGACCTCCACGTGAGGCACCGCATCTGACCGGTACCCCGCCGCGGCGATGCACGACCAGGACCGATCCAGCGCGATGTCCAGCGTCAGCACCGGGCGGCCATCGAAGGACGACTCAACGTCCGCGCAGGCCAGCCACGCGTCCATCGGGATGACGCCGCCCGCGTCGAGCGGCTCATCCCACCAGCCGAGGCGCTCCCGGGCGAACTCCTCCGGCGGCAGCGCCTGCCGCTCGGCCCGCAGGTAGTCGACCGTGATCCGCCGACCCAGCGCCGGGTTCGACTGCGCCCAGAGCCGCTCGTCGTCCAGCGTGCATCCGTCAGTGCCGGCGACATGCCTGCACCGGTGATCCGCACAGCCCGGCTCCGTCAGCGAGCCCGGCGAGCACCACTCGACGTACGCCGGGGCACCCGGACCGCCTGCCCGGCCGCGGTCACGTACGCCCCGCAGGACCTCGGATTCCTCCAGGCCAGCACTTGACCCGTACAGGACGTGCGCGCGGCGCCTCGTCGACAGCGTGGGCAGCAGCGCGCCCATGTGGCCGGGCTGCAGCGCGAACGCCTCGTCGAGGATGACGGTGTCACCGGACAGCCCACGCCCGCCGCTCTTGCTCCTGGCCTTGAACTTCAGCCGGCGCCGGCCGTGCAGCTCGATCTCTTCCTCACCGTTCCCGCGGTGGATCTTCAGTACCCGTGAGGACAGAAAGCTGTGCGAGGCGAACAGTTCGTCGAAGTTCCTGAACGATTCCTGGGCCGTATCGAACAGGTGCGCCGACCAGATCACCAGCCGGCGCTCACCCTCGCCGATCGGTTCGAGCAGCTTCCCGAGCGTGATCCGCTCCAGGATGAACGTCTTCAGGTTCTGCCGTGGACAGATCACGGCGCCCTCAAGCGCGGCCGGCGTCCCGTCAGCCTTGACCGAGGTCAGCGCGTCCACCGCGAGGATCTGCTCAGCGTCCAGCGGCTGATTGATGGCCTCCGACAAGCGGGCGATCTGCTGGCCCAGCGACCGGGCCCGCGGCGGGACATGCAGGAACGCCGGTGCGGTCGCGACCCGCTCGTCGAGCAGGGCCGTCACGTGCCGAAGATCCCGTCGATCACGTCGGCCTGCGTGCCGGCGTCCTTCGTGGCGAAGTCGAGGGCGACCTGGAACTGCTTCGCCAGGGCCGCAAGCCCCGACTGCGAGCCACCGCCGGACTCCAGCTCGGAAGCCAACAGCAGGGCGACCAGGCCCTCCGGCGAGGCATCACGGCCGACCTCGGCCAGCCGCGCCCGGGTCGACTCGACCAGCGACGCCCCGATGGCCGGGGTGCGGCGGATCGCCGTGACCACGGCCTTGGGTGCGACAGCCTTAGTCGACCGCCGCCGCCGAGGCGAGCACTCCTCGCACTTGCGTCGCGGTGCGCCCGGACCGGCCTGCGGCGGGATCTCACTGCCGCAGCGGCAGATGTTGACCATGACGTCACCTCGCCTCAGCCGACGAGCAGCATCTGCACCGGCCCCGGGGATCAACCGGGGT